AATAAGTGTCTGTCGGGTGTTGATACTAAACTAAATGCAGATGCAGTTGGTGCTCCAGTTATAATTGTTGCTCTAGTTGATGTTGCACCTGTTGGATTTGAATCCCACTCAAAAGCCTCTCCACCATTAATAGTTGCAATAAGTTTATTACCAAAATTATCTAATGACCACAAACCAGGTGCTGTAATAATATCTCCAGATGTAGACGCATTCCACGCAAAAAAGTTTGATGCATCTGTTACAGTCGCACCAGAGCTGTGTGATGCAGCGGTTGTTCCGTTAGCCCCTCTTGTTAAACCAGATAAAGTCCCACCACTATTACCAGTGTAAGTTATTAACTCAGTCCCTATTAATACAGTTCCCGAAGATGGAAACGATGTTGAACTAGCCATTGTTAAACTTGTTACAGAGGCATTAATACTAGAAGAAAGTGTTGATGTAAACTGACCTGTTTTTGAACCTCCCCAAGATCCAAGACTCCAACCAGTAGATGCAACCTCTACAGCAGGCCCCACAGGGTAGTAGTGTCTCACTCTAATGCCGCCTGATGTAGAGGCACCAGAACCAGATTCATTAGAATCCATTTCTATAGTAAGAGTGGTATCTGTTGGTACAGAAGTTACCATAAATTTATTGTCATCAAAATCACCTGATACAAAACCAGAGTTAGTTATAGTTGTAAAATTATCTAGTAATATAATATCAAACTTATTTATGTTGTGAGCAGATGAAAATGTTATTGTAACTGTTTTTGATCCGTTAGTTGTACTAAATGCATTTGTCAAAGTTGTAGTAGACTTAATTGGATGTATATCATAAAATATACCTCCAGAGTAAGCGTACAAAATTCTATTTGTACCTAAAGCTGCATACTTGATACCTGATGTATTTATGAAATGATGAATAGCAGTGTTACGGCCAGTCATGCCAACAGAACCTAATTGTGACCAACCTCCCATTTTTTCAGGTTTACCGTATCTAAATCTAATATTATCACCGTTAACCCATTGACCTTCACCGCCTGTCGCAGTAACTTGTTTGTTCAATCCTGGTGCAAATCTTAATTTTTGTAACATACAAAATCCTAATAATTAGGCGAGAGATGGTGTGGTGGTGATCTCCCGCCAAAATATTATATACAATATTATTTATTTAATTTAAAGCCTTTAAACCATGCAGGCAACCCTAAAAAAGGTCTTTTATCATATAAGTTTTCTTTAGCCATTTTTGAATTAGCTTTGTTGTAATGTAAAAATACTTGTCCACAGTTCTTACCCTCAAATTCCTCTCTCCAGTGCTCTAAATCACAACCTGAATATATTAACATATCACCAGGCTCTAAATTTATTTTAACTCCTGCCTGACCCTCGTTACCTGTTGGATCAAGATATATAGGCCAATTATCGCCACCTAAATTTAAAGTTGTTGATACCTCACAAGAGTATCTATCTTTATGTCTAGCTAACACATCTCCATTTTTATATATTCTAGCGTACGCGTATGTAGGAGATAGTTTTAAATTTGTATGCTTTTCCATGATGGGTTTTACTTGTTCTAATAAAGTTTCCATGGCAATATCACTATAATGTGAGTATGTGTTAGGAACTTGTTGATCATTCCACACACCAAAATATTCTGTAAATGGTGATATATATTTTTGATCAAATAAAAATCTTGCAACTTTTCTTTTGTTTAAAAAATAATTATAAACAAAATTAGCTATATCTTTTGAAATTGCTTTTTTTAAAACAGAATATTTATTTTTTTGAAACACTGATTTTTTTGATGACATTTTTTCCTTTCAATTGCATTTTAGATTTTATAAAATTATCTATAAAATTTGGTTTATTTTTTAATGTGTTACTTTCTAATATTGTTTTAATTATCGCTTTTTTCATTTCTTTATTTTGCATTTAATACACTTTTTGGTATGGCTTGACAATTCCAATGTATAAACCTAAACGGTTCATAACCCATATCAACCACATATTGATGTGGCATGTATGATGGAAAAAATATCATTCTGCCTGGTTGAACTTTATAGTTGATTTGTGAACTTGCGTATGTAATTTTTGACTTGTCTTTTTCTGGTAAAAGATTCATCGTATTACCCGGTCTTGGATCTTCAAAAACTGGTAAGGATGTTTTATCACTAGCTTTTAAAAAATAAAAACCTGACATGTGTCCATTCCAATGAGTGTGTAAAGTATGATGTCCTCCACCTTTTTTTGCAAATTCTTGTACCCACATTTCTGTAATAAATACTTCATAGTTTGTTAAATCAAAACCCATCTCTCCTAATAAATTGTGTGATGTTGCCCCTATGTAATTTTGTAATTCTTTAAACTTAGAGTCACCGATTAAAGATGTTGAATGAAACACATGACCCATGTCTCCTTTATCTCCAAACTTTTTATTTCTTTCATCTATTTGTTTTTTAAAATTTTTTTGTGATATTTTTATATATTTATCAGATGCTTTATTTAATTTTTTTACAAATTTAGGTTCATCTGCCCACCATATGGGACATTTAAAATATTCTTCTAATTTTAATTGTCTTGGAAAACTCACTTATAAGGCCACCCTAAATTCCAAATAACTAAACTTTTTCTTTCACCTTTTGTAACTGGACACACTCTATGCCATACAAAACTAGGAAATACAACCAAAGATCCTTTTGGTAATATTTCTTTACATTTTAAAACATTACGTTTTTTATCTGGATCCTTGTTTCTAAAATCAAATTCTAATTCACCACCCTCGTATTCTTTAGGATCTGATAGTGTAACTGTCACAGATAGTTTTCTTATTTTACCATGTGTCATATCATTAACACTTTCTTTAAGATAAGGTTTGTCCCAGCTATCACAATGCCAATCATAAAATTGACCTTTAGTATACTTTGTAAATTGACAACTTTCTGAAAAATCCCATTGAAAATTCCAACCTGCATTTGCATTTGCTTGATGAACATATGGCTGTATCTCTTTATAAATCCACCTATCATTCATCCAAACAATATTAGAATCTCTTTTTGTTTTTAAATCTTTTATTTGTTTTTGATTTAAATTTTTACCTTGACCATAACCACCAGTGACCGCCATTTGATCGGAGATGGATTTTCCATATTTAACTATTTCATCACAAATTCTAACAGGAACCGCTGATTGGAAATACCAATAATAATTTGTTAAATTCATAAAATTAATACTCTAAACATAAATGAGAATAAAGTCTATATTTAGTTTTTTTACAAGAGACACTGAATTCATTGAAGACTTTATCATTGATTTCTCTACAGTGATATTTGTTAATCGCAGGTAAAGGCCACATATGTAACCAGTTTGTAATTACGAAATATCCTTTAAAATTTAAAATTAAATTATTATAAAAAGTATTAAAATGTTCCTCTGGTATATGTTCTATGGTTTCAGATATGATAATAGTATCAAATTTATTTAAATTTATATTCACGTCTTTAATATTTTTATTAATTAAATTTACCTTATGAGGTTTGTTAAAAAACTTAATACTTGTTTTATCAAACCATGTTTTTGCATTTTTTTGAAACTCTACAGAAGTTACATTGTAACCCATGTAGTCTAATGTAATTGATATTTCACCTCTCCCTCCCCCAATCTCTAATATGTTTTTTGGAATTCTTTTTTTATTTTTAATGACATAATCTATTTGATCTTTAACATGATAATATGTAAAACCTGATTTACCAGTGGGAAAATAAACCATTGGAAAATATTTGTAAATAGACTGATAATCTATATCGTGAGCGTATAAAATTGCAGCAAAATTATCCCCAAATTTTAATACACTTTTATTCCATTCACAGTTACCATCGGAAATTTGATAGTGGTGATCGTTGTATAGTTCTTGATATTCATCAATCATATAAAATTAAACCAACCAGTAATAATATATTTTTCTTCTTCATTAGATATTTGACCCTTATGTGTATGAGTCCACTCAGCAGGCCAAATTAAAGTTAAACCTTTTTTGGCTGGTATTATTAAATTTTGATATTTAAATTCTGTTCCACCATTTTTACAATCATTAAGAAAAGTCATAAACACTAACACTCTATCTTGTGATAATTTAGAACCTCTTTCAGAATGCCATTTCTTAAACCCACCATTTTTCTCATAATGTTGAATAATCATGCTTTTAGTGACTGTAAAATAATCTAATGAATTAATATGTTTATACTTGTTACAATAATTTTTTAAAACTTTACTTAATTCATTTTTATAGTTTATTAAATTATTGTCTTGTGGATCAATATTTAAATCCATGGAATCTTTCCATTCTTTATCTATTATATACTTTTCATTTTTAGTAAAACCACCCGGTATTTGTTTTTGTTTATTTTTATTAAAAATATTTATGAGATCGTCACAAACTTTTAAACTAATAAAATTTCCATGAATAAAAGTATTTAATTTTATATTTAATTCTTTCATTTGTAGTTAAAACTAACTACTCCAATTTCCTTGGGATTTATATAAAAAATGTGATTTTAATGACCATCTGCCGCTAAGATTTTGTAAAAAACTATAAGATCCTTCTTTT